CATATCCGCCTGGAGTCCCTGCGGTGCCGGGAGTACCTGGGGTTCCTGCGGTGCCGGGAGTGCCTGCGGTGGCAGCAATATCCCTATATCCGGTTATCTCTCCTCCCTTCTTCGTATAGCCTGGAAGCCAACTAGAGTTGCCATCGCTGTCTTCTTCATCATAACGCCCAGCGACCCATGAATCTTCAGAATAAATAGGCTCTCTGGAAGCTGGCGTCCCTGGGGTCCCTCCCGTTCCTGGGATGCCGGGATATGACCCTCCCGTTCCTGGGATGCCGGGAGTGCCTGCGGTGCCTGGAGTCCCTGGGGTTCCTGGAGTTGCCCTGCCCCCCTGCTGAGACCAAGTGGACGAACCATACGGCGTAAATTCATCAAACCGATTTAGATTGGCTTGCGTGATAGCCGTCTCTCTATTGATGACACCCTGAGCCTGCGCAGTTTTAACGGGATCGGGAGGAGTCGGTGCCTTTGGTGTAGATTTACCCATTTAACCATCGCTCCGCGTTTTTAGTATATAAACCGTAAGTGCAAGCTGCTGTGCAGTCTTTAGCTGCAAAAGGATGCACGCCCTCCAGAACGAAACCAAGCCCGGTTAGCAGCTTTCGGGCCTTCTTGTTTGATTTATTAGTAATAGCCGTCATCCGCTTAACACCAAGTTGTTTGAAGGGATAATCCAGTATCCCTCGTATAACGCCCTGCGTGGCCCACCTTGGGGTCGCGGTTATGAAAGTGACTTCGATATCATTCTGACGATAATTATGGAATATGGCAACCCCCATAATTTCACCGGCTTCTGACGCCACGCCTATCGACGTTAAAGGTCGCGATAACGGCGCGCAGTCAGGGTAGTGATCTTCCGCCCATTCCGCGAGTTCTTCATCGCGGCCACAGATCAGTTGGTTCAAAGCGCCCCGCCTTGCTGCCAGACCATATCATACGCAGTGAAGGACAAGGTTATCGATTTGGTGCTACCGCGAATAGTCGGTGACGCACACTCGCCTATTCCAAACACCGTCGTCCACGATTGATTGACAACCTCATCAGCCCAATCGGCAGAGTCCCACTTCGACACGTCCCAGACGCCAACGCTCAGAGTTGGAGTTGTCGGAATGTTGCTAGGATTTATGTTTGAAAAATTCAGGTTTAAATCAATGGCAAATGCAGGAGCGCCATTTGTTGTGAAATTGGGACGGCACAAATTGAACAGCTTTTGGTTTCCTCGCGATCCGTAATATGAGAAAGCCGGTCTGATTTTCCAATCTATGTCCGCAGCGTTATCGCTTTGGCCGGTGTCGGCCTTGTAGATTATGCCGCCATTTTGTGCGCCAAAGTATAGGTCACCATTGAATAACGACCAGCAGGCCGCGTTCTGCCCCGTGAACTTACACCACGCCCCGGTCTGCGTATTGATGACATATTGATCTGCCAGCAAAGCGGTCTTTGGAATGTTAAATAGCGAGTAAGACCCCTGCGGATAATGGATAGATTGCCACCCGAAGATAGTGGAATAGGCTCTTGTGGACGCAAGAAATTCATTCTGAATGTTTGTAGACATCGCCTGGCTATACCCAGCCAACTGGTCGATTGGCAGGAACGTCGCCAGGGATATAGCGCCGTCCTGTGTTATAACCGTCAGATCAGAGCCAGACTTTTCCAGACATCTTCGGCCAATCGGCTTTCCGATACTGAAGACACCGACTAGACTCCACGCTGTAGCACTGGAAGGATCGTTGCCGGAATAAATTATGCACTCACCTTCGCTGGTGATTGCGACGAATAGATCGTCAGGGCCAGACCCGCCATCTCGCGTCCAGCTACCAATCGCTTGAATGTATCCGCCCTTTTTGCAGATGCCCCCAATATCAAATGTCGCGACGGTGCCAGCCACGGAAACAACAGGTAAATAACCGAATATCAGGCTATCGTTAAAAACAAAAAACAGGCGTCGATGGTGGGTTGCGACATTCACAATATTGGCGGCTGTCACACTTCCCAAGGTTGGCGTTACAAAGGCGCTCCCATTGTAATAAATAGGCGCATCTTGGCCGTTGACCATATAGAGAAAGTTGCCCCCAGCCGTGCCAAACATCGTTGTTTGCCAGCGTGCGTTTGATTTGCCCGTCGCAATCGACGTGGAGCCACCGGCAGCAGAGGCGTCATAAATCACAGAGCCAGCAGCGGCCAGAAGCTTACGCGTCGATGGCCCAGCATATTCGACCAAAGTCTCGACCGCGCCAGTGCCGTTCCCGGTGGAATGCGAGGCAAAGCCTGATCTGAGGTCGCAGCTTGTCAGGTTAGGAAACACATTCTCAAGCTCAACAGCGAAATCTTCGGCCATATTCGCCAATGAATCCCGCGCATTCCAACCCCTGACAGGCGCAGGAATACTCGCGCTTTGCGATACTTTGGACTTCCTGGAGTTGTCTGTGAGAGGTTGGAGCATGTTAGTATCCCGCTATCGTCGTATGTTTATCTGAGCGCCCCTGCACGCAGCAATTCCTCAATCATCCTTCTTTTTTCGAGTGACTCCGGCGTCATTGGATCGACATCGCCAGTTTCCACTGACCGTACATCAAACTCTGAAGCTGTTGGCGGGCCTGTATAATCTTGTGCAGATTTATCCACAAGGACATCCCCTGGCAATTCAGAACCATCACTTATTAGGTTTGTTGGGTCTGTTGAACCTTGTTCAAGGTATGCTTCATGGCTAGGGCCGGACATAAGAGATTTTGTCCCATCTGGATTTTCCATTATGTGACCGCCACCAACAGCTTCGTCAGAACTCTCTGCATCTTTTATCTGCTGAAACATAAGTTGGCCTTCTGGAGTATTTAAAAACTCCATAATTTCTTCTTCAGTTGGCCCCATTTGACCCCTCATATTATTCATCATATCGAATATTCCTTTTTAAGCCCAACTACCTTCGGAAACATAGACGCCGCGTGGCGCAGAGCCTATTCCAGACATCTCTAACACCCGCCGTCCGCCAGCGCGTGAAGTTTCGTTCGCCAACTTCTGCTCATAAGACCTAAAGTCTTCAGAATAATCCAGACCGTTCTTCTTTTTGAACCGCCAGATAATCCCTAATTCCATCAGGTTTTCATCTAGCACGCCAACATCTGTATCGACGGCCCATGCCGATTGATTTGCTCCGGCGCTGGATTGACAGAAATATGTCGATTGATATTCAAACACCCATGTATTCCCCGCAGATGGCGCTGGGTAGGCGTAGAGCTTGCCCCCGAACAATCTGTAGCTGGGGTATGGTCCCGTTGCTGTACGGGCCTTTAAGGCTTGCCATTCGATAGGAGATAGTGGCCCCGTCAATGGCTGCGTCAGGGTCCGGTCCCAGAACGTGCCGGAAGTGATGTAGGAGAACCCCGGCGCAAGCGTTGTCATAACACCTTGCAACTCTGCCGCCAAACTCGTGTGCGTCTTTTCAATCTGAGTGGCGGGCCAGGAATAGCGGTCGAGAAGCTCTCTGCCCTCGACCTGCGCCAACGCCAGTAATGTCCTCACATTCTGGTCTTGAGATGCAATTACAACCGATGGCCGCGTCAGGCCGATTATATCACACGAATTCTGGACGATGGTTAAAAGTGTCATTTAGTCCTCTTTTCGGGGTCGCCCACGCTTTTTTGTAGAATCATCTAAACGCTCCAACAAATCGGAAATCTGTTCGTCTTTCCGCTTAACTGTATCAGATAGAGCCTCAAGTTTAACCATTAGAGCAGAAACTTCCTCCGAAGTCTTGTTCTGATTCGCAGACGCCAAGTATGCTTTCGCCTTTTCCATCATCGCTACGCCGCCCATTCCCAGCTTGCGTATCGTATCGGCGTTAGCCGCGGCTAAATCCTCAATTGTTCTGACCGTCGCATTTTGGCATGTCTTTAACTGTGCCGGGGTCACTCCAGGCCAGTTTTTCAAATCTGTGCCGTTTACAGGAGCCTCGCGGCCTTCCTTCCAGGCCTCATATGCTCGGTAAGCAAACGGCGACGGCGGTTTCCTTCGATTGTCGCCATTCTTCCATTCGTACAGCAGCGCCTCATTAATTGGCTTATCGACGACTAATCCGCCGCCAGGCATCGTAATCATAGCAAATTCAACATCTTTAAAAACCGGCATTCCCTGATCGATCGATGCTTCCCGATCTTCCTCTGGCCGTAATTCAAACTCAACATAAAACCCGTGTCGTTCTTCCTGCAACATCTCAACCATAAAACTCTCCCTTTTTGCTTAAAGATGGGGACGCCCTCCGAAGAGCGCCCCCGTCCATAATTAAGCCGCAGTTCCATCGTCCATGAATGGCCGCTGAATCTCAAACTCAGCAAGGCCGCTGGACGGTGTGTCCACAGCAGATGCACCCAACGCCAGTTTCACACGATCACCAGCGACGACGGCATCATCGATGCTGCCAGCCGTGGAAGTCGCATATACAAGGCCATTGTCAGCATAGCTGGCTTTGGCTTTGCCAACCGCTTTGCCAGAAATCTGATACCAGCCATATGAACTGGCAACATTAATCGACATAGCGCAGGCAACTGGACCAATGGCGTTCGCAGCCAAAAGTGCAGTCGAGTTATCGTCGGCGTTGTACGTTACAAAAGAACCCAAAACCGTCGATGCGACGCCTTTGAGGTAGACGAACTCACCCGCACCATACGCTGTGGAAGCGCGGTCAACAGCGTTGACAATCGTCCCAAGCGGTTGGTTTTGAGTTGTGGAAGTATCCGCAATGTTCTGCGCCCCCACAATCGAGTTCGTAATCTGGTAGTCACTCATTTTTACTCTCCTTTCAGAGTTGATCTAGGCTTTCATTACGCCCTGAAGTGAACGGTTGGAAACGGTCATGTTGCCCTGCCAAATGATCGGCAAAACCTGCGCGTCCTGGTTAACCGAAGACTTTTCGGGGACTTCCGTCCAGTTTGCGTCACGATGGGCGCAAATACCGATATAGTCGGTGTTCAAGAAATACGCATGAGCGTCCGGCATACCAGCAGCCGAACTATCATACACCACATCCGCGCCTTTGTACTTAATCGAAGTACTGCCGGTTTTCAGGTCCGTGGTGTTGGTATAGCGTTGGATGCTTGTCTGGCTATTGTCGAAGAACGTGAAGTAGGTGTCGTCCATGACAATCAGGTCAGGCATGTCGTTATTACGCGTCAGAGCCAACCACAATGGGAGCATCAAGCTCTCAATGGTTGTGGCGCTTGGCGTGATACCGGCTCCGCCTTGCAGCGGTGAGGCCGCAGACTGAAGGATGCTCTTCCAGAACGTGTAAGTGCTGGAATTGATTCCACCAACTGTACCCGTACCAGCATCCGACACAAGAGCTTGCAGACCATTGATCTGGTTAGCAGCCGTGCCGTCGCTGTAGATGTCAGTCGAGAAGTTATTTCCCGCTGTCCGCATCGCATTCTTCAACTTGTTTTTCACAAGTTTGATTACGCCTTCTTTGCCGCTGTTCTGGCGAACTTCGAGGCCAGACGCTACGACGTTGATGGCGACCTGTTTCCAGGCAAAATTGGCAGCGGTAAAGACTTCCGACTGCGCAATATCCAGCGTATCGTAGCCGCTGTAGCGTTGGTATGTGCCGTTCTCAGCATAATCCAGAGGCACCTGAATTTCCCAACCGCCAGAGATAAGATCAATGCGATCTTTTTCTGTCAGCCGTTGATGCAGAGCCGTGTGGTTCGACACGTTATCTTCCAGATACGTGTTTTTGAAATGGCGGTACGTTAGCGCCGCAATTTCGGTAAACGAGCTATTTGCGCCCATGATTCAGACCTTTCAAGTCTAGGCTGTCATGCGGTCGTCAACTAAAGCTCCGATAAAATCATCCACACTTTTAGCTTTAGCAGCACCCGCTGGCAGCACGCCAGTTGAACTAACTCGCGTTCCGCCCGCCCGTTTAGCAGCCGATGACTGCTTTTTGGCTTTGGAAATGCGTTCAGCTTCAGATTTAGCCTTAACATCAACATTTATCTTGGCCGCAACTTCGTCATTGGCTGCTACCGCCATTTTATAAGCTGTGGCTAGATACTGTTCGCTGGTTAGACCGGGTTTGCTTTCACGCAACGCTGAGACAATCGGGATCATTTCGGATTCAAGTTCGCTATAGAATGGATTGTCAGATGCAAATCCATCTATAACTCCCGAAACGACGGCCCCTTCTTGTTGCTCTTGTTGCGCTTGCTGTTGTGAGAAATGATTCTCGAAACCTTGCAGACGGTTCTGCATGGCAAGCATTTGAGGATCGACGTGGTTTTCCACGCCGGGTTCAGTTAATGCAGAAATAGGAATTCCACGCTGATTTAACAGGTAGCGCGAGAAACCCACCGGATCGCTTTCTGCATAGTCGGAAAGGGCTAGAAGCTGACCGATTGCGGTGCTGTCGTCCATTCCACTCATTGCAAATTGCTGTCGGCGAGGCGCAATGGCCTGTTCCAACTTATCGTACATTTTCCTTTGTTCTGCGACTTCCATAGTTTTCCGCGTATAATCTGCCTCTTGGCTCTTAACGCGATCTGAAATCCATTGCTGACTTTCAGGCGGTAAGGTGTAGAAGGCTTCGCGGTCTTTCACCGACATAGATTGCGGGGCTGTGATGGTCTGATTATCAGGTTCAGAACCTTCGCTCTCTATGTCGCTATCTGTTGCTTCGTCAACAACGTCATCTGTGTGCGCTTCTTCCGAAGCACTTTGTTTTTCTATGACGGGTGCAGATTCTTCAGATGAATCCGCTTCCAGAACGTCAAACTGTTCGCCCATAAAATCATCCATGGACTGTGTTTCTACAACGTCTTCTGTGGTTTCCGACATATCTTTTCCCTTTTAAAAGTCGATCTGGCTTGCGATGGCGTCAACTGACTTATCGATGGCTTTATCCATCTCAGCGTTGATTCTGTTCTGGCCGTTCTTCTTAACGTCCTCGAATTCACCCTTTTCTTGAATTCGGCAGTCATGCTTGAGCAAGTTGGCGTTGTGCGCTGCCTTACCTTCGATTTGACGTCCGGTTATTGGGCAAGCGTAGGTCTCATAGTCGCCAGAAACCATTGGCGAGGATAAATGAGACCGTTTGGACTCCAAATACACCCGTTTCTCCGTTTTAACGGGTCTGTGTGACCATTCGATCTTGCTGTAGTTGTCTTTGTAACCGTTCATCTTTGCACCTACATCAGCACTGTTGGTTCTTCGCCTTCGCCTTCAGCGACCATGATCGTGGTCTCAGCCAGAGGAATATTACCGCCAGCCATGCGCGTGGCAGCTATAACCTCATTAATGCGCTCCATTATCTCCGATGCGCGGTTTAGGGCTTGCTCTGGGTCAGTTAGACTGCCTTCGGGGCCACTAAATTCAGCCATGATGGTCTTTGCAAGATCGACCTGGCGTTGTTTGTCAGCTTCACTCGCGTCAAACTCCATACGGTCACGCGCCATCTGCATGTCGGCCTGTATCTTCATGCCTGGGTCTGCTTCAGGCTTTTGTGCTTCGTACTCTTTGAGAGACATTTCACGTTCTTTTAACGCAATTTCCTTCTCAGCCATCATCATGTCGGCTTGCTTGGAAGACGATTCCAGTTCCATCTTGGCTTGCTCAAGCTGCGCCTTCTGCTGCACCTCTTGTGCTTTAAGGGCAGCGTTCTGCTGGTCCATCTGCATTTTCATCTGCGCTTCTTGTGCGGCAGCAGCTTGCTCTTGTTGGGCTGCTTGCTGTTCAGCCTGTTGGGCTGCTTGTTGCTGTTGTTGCGCCGCCTCATCTCCGCCGCCCTGTTGATCTTCGCCGATCATATCCAGAGCATCTTCGACTTCACGGCCCATCTTAAATCGACGCACTGCTGATATTAACATCGACTTTGCAGCTTCCAGCGGCAGATAACCAGCAGCAACCGCCGGGCCAGCATTGCCAATGAAAGTGGAAACACCCTGGAGTAATCCCGTCATAGCCTCTTGGTCAGCCGCCTGATTACCAGAGACAGTCGCGTCAGTTTCAATATCGACACGGT